CAAGTACCAGTCCAGAAGAAGACTGATAAATACTACATCTATGACAAGGGTGACTTCTCCCGCACTGGTGCTGTTAAAGCTCGTGCGCCACGTACTCGCCCTGAGCGTATTGGCCTTAGCCTCTCGACTGATAGCTACTCCATTGAAGAGTATGCACTGGCGACTGACTTTGACTTCGAGACACTTGCTAACGAAGATACGTCTTTGAACATTCGCCTCGCTCAATCGACTGCATTGACTGGTCAGTTGATGGTTGATCGTGAGATTAAGTTTGCTACTAGCTTCTTCTCTGCTGGTATCTGGGACACTGAGTATGAAGGTGTTGCTGGCGCTCCTAGCACTAATGAAGTACGTGATTGGTCTGACTATACAAACTCTACTCCAATTGAGGATGTAACTACAGCTATTACTGCTGCTCACCTCACATCTGGTGGTGTCTTCCGTCCTAATACGATGGTTGTCTCTCGTGATGTACGTGACGTTCTGGTTAACCACCCTGATATCCTTGCTCGTCTTAACGGTGGTGCAACTGTAACAGATACCGCATTGGTAACTGAAGCTAAATTGGCTGAAATCTTTGGTGTAAGTCAGTTCCTTATCTCTGACTCGGTTAAGAACACTGCTGCTACAGGTTCTACTGCTTCGTTCTCGTACATCAATGTTAAGAAGGCTGCATTGTACTACGCACCTGTATCTCCTTCTTTGATGACTGCATCTGCTGGTTATATCTTTACTTGGGCCACTCTGGATAACTCTAGTGGTTATGGTATTGAGACTCGTTCTTACCAGAATGACATGCTTGAGATGGAAGGCATTGCTGAAGAGATTCACTGCATTATGAACTATGACTTTAAGGTTGTTGGTTCTAGCTTGGGTGTCTACTTCAATGAGATTATTGCTTAACTAAACTAAGGTGTGTGTCCGAAGGGTGTAGTTATCTTTCGGACACACTGACTATTAACCCGACAAAACATAGGAGCCTTACAATATGGCTAAAACACAAGCGTGGCTACCCTTTCAGATTGACCGACCTGTATTTGTAAGGACTACTAACCTGATTACTTACCGTGGTAAGATTTTCAAGCAAGGTCAAGAAGTCAAGTGGAAAGAATTAGGTCTACCACAACGAGTTATTGAAACTCACTACAATCAACGCTTTCTGAAACATGACCCACAACTTGAAGCTACTAAAATCTCAGTTGGTGACGGTCTTGAGGTCCTTGATGCAGTTGGTCTACACTCTCTAGTAAATGATTACAACGCTCGTATCAATGTTGTTTGTAACAGTAAGACTATGTTTGATAACCATAAGATGAAGAAATCACAACTAGCTGACAAGCAACGTGGTCTCATTCGTTCATGGCGTCGGACACAAGAGGATTGGCTTGTTAAAGCTGAAGCAGTTAAAAAGGGTTAAATATGTCTTGGAGCTACGATGCAACTGATCTGAACAATGGGACTGCTTCAGGGCGTCTTAACTCTGTAAGATACTTAGTAGGTGATACTAACTCAACTAGTGAACAAGTGCAGAATGAAGAGATTAACTTTGCCCTTGTTCAAACTAACGACAACATTTATAATGCTGGTTCTTTTGTAGCATCTACTATTGCAAGTAAGTACTCTAGGCTTGTTGACACTAAACTAGATGGTTCCTTAGAGTCTGATTACTCTACCTTAGCTAAGAGCTACCGTGTACTAGCTGGCGATCTTAAAGCACTTGGTCAGAAGTACGGCTCATCTTCTCTCGGTGTATTCTTTGGTGGTACACTTATCTCTGGTGTTAATGCTGTAAGAACTGATACTAATAGAGTTCCTAGCTCATTTAGAATGGACAGGTTTAGGTTCGGTACAACCGAATACGAATCTGATTATGTGGAAGAATGAAGTTTGACCCATTTTCATTATACTTCTTAATTGAACAAGAGGGTCAAGTTGTAACTTTTAATCATCAGACAGTTGATACAACGTATGACCCAGCTACAGGTTCCACTTCAGGCGGGACTAAGCCAGATATCACAGTAAAGGGCTACTTCTATAGCTACAAACTAGATGAGATAGACGGTACTAATATCACTAAGGGTGATCGTAAGTTACTCCTTCCTGTTACCGACACCACTGGTGCAGCACTACCAGAACCAATTAATGATGATACTATCACAGGTGTTGGTGATGCTGTCTCTGTTAAGAGCGTAGATAAGATTTACTCTGGTACAAGTGTTGTTTGTTATATTTGTCAAGTGAGAGAATAATATGTCTGTTAGCTTTAAGGTCATAGACAATAGATCAAACATCTCACGTAAAATAAAAGAGTTACAAGACCAACTTGGGAACTACAAGACTTACTTCCTACAGGGTATGGCTAACTCACTGATAGCTAACTCTCCTGTAGACACTGGTAACTATGTTACTTCTTTTAGGGTTGGTAACTCTCGTGCTACAGGGTTTACAGATTCAATTGGCAAACCTAGTAACCAAGACTACAACACTCAGTATCAATTAGGTCTTGATAGGCTTTCTGCTGATATTACTGCTCTAGCTGACAATGACCTAAACAATGTAGTATTCACTAACGTAGCTGTATATGCCTATGACGTAGAATATACATATGGACATGCACCATTTACAATAACTAGAAACTTAGCTTCCACTATTAGTAGTGATGCTGCTGCAAGGGCTAAAGCAACATGAGTATTGTATATGATGACATTAGAGCAGCATTAGAAGTTACCTTAGCAGCTATACCTAATATGCCCCCTATTGCTTGGGAGAACAAGTCTTTTACACCTGACACTGCTGTAGGTTACATTCAGGTGAGGCAACTCCCTACTGCTAGACGACCTACTGTCAGAGGACTTAACCCACAACAAAGGTATCAAGGTGTATTCCAACTCCTAGTTAAGATGCCAGAGAATAAAGGCCCTAATCCTGCTCAGACTGTTGTTACAGCATTGATTAACGCTTTTGAAGCTACCACTGACCTAAGCCACGATACTACCTTTGTCACTATCGACTACACAGAACAAGTTGGGGGTTTCACTGATAGCCCCTTCTACACAATTCCAGTCAATGTGAACTGGTATTCTTACAAATAAGGACGCACAATTATGCCATTTTCACAAGGCTCTAAGACTGGACTTGCTTTTTCAGCACAAACCAACTTTGCTACTCCAGCCACTACAGGGTTTAAGTCCCTGCCATACTCTACACATACACTAGACCTTACTAAGCAACGTGTACAAGGTACTGACCAACAGCCTGACCGTATGGCACGTCATGATCGTCATGGCAACCGTAATGCTGTTGGTGACATTGTATTTGACCTTCGTGCTGCTGAGTATGATGAGTTCCTAGAATCAGTTATGTTTGGTGCATGGGATAATTCACCTGTAGGTCCAGATGAACTAAAGTTTGGTGCTACACAAAAGTTCTTTACTATTGAAGACTACGCATCTGATATTGACCAAGCTCGTCTGTTCACTGGTATGGGTGTATCACAAGCTTCATTCAGTATCAAGCCTAATCAGATGGTAACTACTACACTGTCTATGGTTGGTAAGGATATGTCTATCTCAGCTACAGAAAAGACTGTCACTGCTGCTAGTCTTAACGCACCCTTTGACTCTTACTCTGGTGCTATCACTATTGGTGATGCTGGTGGTGCTTTGTCTTCTGTTGCAACCGTAACTGGTCTTGACTTCTCAATTAATAACTCCCTTGCACCTACATATATCGTAGGGTCTTCCACTGCTCCAGAGCTTGAGTATGGTATGGCTGCTGTAGAGGGTACAATTACAGCATACTTTGAGGACCTAGCCCTAGTTAACCGTTTCTTAAATGAGACAGAAACAGCCCTATCAATTGGTGTTGATGACCCTACAGGGTCTAATGACTACGGCTTCTTGTTCCCACGCATTAAGTTCAATGGTGCTGCTGTACCTGTAGCTGGGCCTACAAGCCGTATCATCACTATCCCCTTTGTAGCTCTGTATGATGCAACTGAAGAAAGCTCTTTGGTTATTACTCGTCCAGACTCTACGTAATCCCTTCTTAGGGTAGGTGATGCATTTGTCGTCGGGTCACTTGCATCACCGTTAATCTTATAACCCGATATTAAAAGGAAATCCCGATGAACCTATTTGACTACACACCTAAGACTGATGATCTTGTTATTACCCTTAAGGTAGCTGACAAAGAATTGACCAATGAAGATGGTACTCCAATGACCATTACATTCTACAGCCCATATTCACAAGAAGCTAAAGATATTAAGCATTCTATGGTTGATGAGCGTATTGCTCGTGCTGAAGCTGGTGGCGAGACTAAACTTAATTCTGCCGAGGTAGAGAATCTTAATCTTGTAGGACTAGCTAAGAATATTAAAGAGTGGAACATCACTACTGATAAGGCACAACCTAAGCTATCTGAGAAGACAGCACTAGAGGTACTTACAAAAGCCTTCTGGATTAAGCCTCTGTATGATGAGGCTATTGATAAGAGCATGGTTTTTATGAAAGGCTAACTTCTGAGATAATAGATTTTGCTGAACACAGTTTCAAGTTAAGCAAGGTTGGTTCTGATGGTGTCAGCCTTCGGGATAACTTAAAACAAGTAAAAAGGCAGACTGGTATTACTCCACAGGATTTAATAGGACCCAAGTTCCCTATCCTAATGGAAAATGTCTGGTCTGCCTTTAAGTGTTTAAGCAACAGAAGAATGCCCTCTTATTCGGGTGTAGGCCCTATAACCTACGAACAAATACTTGCTTGGCAAAAGCTCACTGGCAACAGACTTAAGCCAAGAGAGATAACCGTAGTCGAAAGACTCGATGACCTATACAGGAACATTATGAATGAGTGACTTTAACATTGATATTGACACTAGTGCATTAGTAACTGCATTGAAGTCACTTGACGGTCTTGGTGACGGTTGGGCTAGGATGGTCACAAAGGTTGTCTCTGAGAACAAGCGTATGGACAATGCTGTTCAACAATCACTGAAGTCACAACTAGAAGCTAAGACAAGACTACAAGCTGCTGATGCTAAGACTAACTCTGATGCTGCATTTGCTCGTGACCGTAGAAAAATCCAGATGATGGATGCTTCTGCTGCTATGGAACTTAAACAGGCTCGTGCTTCTGAGGTAGCTGCTAATGCTGCTGTTAAGGCTGGCAATGAAAAGGTAATTGCTACTAACAGGGAAGCTAGAGAACTAGAACGCCTTAAGGTCAAATACAAGGATGGTTACGCTGCTGCTGCTCTTTACCGTAGTATGCAGAATGAGGTTACTAAAGCTCATAAGTTAGGTGCAATATCAGCTACACAATACGAAGGCCAACTAGAAAGCCTAGCTGCTGAATACACACAGTTTGCTAATGGTGGCGCTGCTGCTGGTAACAGGTTTGCTGGTGCTGCTGTAGGTGCAACTCGACGTATGAGTTCAATGGGTGTTGTAACCCAGCAAGTAGGTTATCAGGTAGGTGACTTTGCAGTTCAGGTACAGTCCGGTCAGTCTGCTCTAGTTGCCTTCTCACAACAAGCTACACAGTTAGTTGGTGTACTACCACTTATGTCTGATACGCTTGGTATTAGTGCTGGTAAGCTTGTGGGTATTAGTGCTGGATTAGGTATTGCTATCCCTGTAGTCACTGCACTTGCTAATGTACTATTTACCTCTATGTTTGATACAGCAAAAGCTACTAAAGAGGCTGCTGATGAACAAAAGAACTTACAAGAAAGTCTAGATGGTACTGTAGAGAGCCTTGAAGATGCTAACAGGGCTTGGTCCGACTTTAGGCAGGGACTATTGACAGGTGAGTCTGGCTTTACAGATAACCTAGCTAATGCTCAGGTGGAGCTAGATGCAGCTATAGCTTTACAGATTGCATCTATAGAAGCTGGTGTCGCACAGTCTAGGGGACTAGGTGGTATTAACTTAGGAGGTCTTTTAAGAACACTTACTCAGGGTAGTGAAGAGGATATCTTCAGTAAGGCTGTGGATGATGCCCAAGCTAAGGTCACTGCTTTCCAAGAAGCTGCTGCTGCCCGTGCTACACAAATAGCAACAGATAGGGAAACTGAAGCTGGAAATAGAATTGCTCTATTAGCAACAGAGATTGCTTTTGGGGAAGACTCCTTAGCAGTAGCTACTGAACTTACAAGACAAGCTGAAGAAGCCTACAGAATTGAATTAGCTAAAGATGGTATTAAGGCTGGAGCCGAGGCTGATAACCTAGTTGCACTTATGCTAGAAGAGAGGCGTCTTGATGTAGTACTAGAGACAAAAACAGCTAAAGAAGAAGACCTAGCTACAGCAGAAGAAATGCTAACTACGCTTATTAATGAGGCTGAAGTACAGTCTCTTATAAATAGATACGGTGAGGATTCTGCTAAGGTATCTGCTGAGAGGGTTGAACAAGAGCGTGAAGCATTTGCTGTTCTCGTTAGTAACCTTGATGTGCAACAAGACATAAAAGATGCACTAAACGATGCCTACAATGAGACTGTTAACCTTGCTGCTTCTGGTGCAGCTTGGGCTGACCGTATGGCTGATGTTGGTGCTGAAATTAAGGGTATTATGGCTAGTCTTGCCTCCCTTGGTGGGGGTATGCTGGATAACGCTTTCAAGCAGGTAGAACTAGATGTACTTGAGGCTGGTGGTACTAACCTAGCCGCTGGTCGTGCTGCTGATAGAGCTAGGATGGAAGCAGAGTTTTCTGCTAGGTCTGTAGGAGCTAACCCATTTGAATTAGCTGAAATAGGTGTAGAGCGAAGTAACTACAACCTTGGTATTGAGTTAGATGATGACATTCTTGCTAGACAGGAAGCTAATAATGAACGTGGGAGAGGTACTTCTGGTGGTAGCTCTGGTAGTGAAGCAGCAGATAAACTAGACTTTGTACAAGCACTAGAAGCTGAAATGGCTGTACGAGGTGAACTTGTCAAGTTGTTTGGTGATGAGTATGAGCTACAGTCAGAGATCGCTAGAATTGTCAAAGGTCTTGGTGAAGCTACAAGTGAGTATGATGCACGAGATATTGAGGCATTAGCACAAAAGAACCTACTCTTGATTGAACAAGAGAACCTGAGAGAAGAGTCTGTTAAACAGATGCAGAATGTCTACGATATGTTAGGCAATGAAATGGGTACAGCTTTCACTTCAATGATTGATGGTACTAAGTCTGTAGAAGATGCGTTTAAGTCTATGGCTAAGAATATCATAGATCAACTAATCCAAATCTTTATTGTAGAGCAAATGGTTAACTCTATAACTGGTGGACTTGGAGGAGGTGGAGGTATCTTTGGCGGTGGCGGAGGTTCTAAGGTTAAGTTTGGAGGCACTAAAGCTTCTGGTGGGCCTATTGATGGTGGCAAGTCTTATCTGGTTGGTGAGAGTGGGCCTGAGCTTATTATACCAAGAGATAATAGTGAGGTTATCAATAATAAGCACTTAAAGCAAATGCAAGGCGGTAATGGCAGTGGTGGAGACAACGTAGTTATTCATCAGAGCTTTAACTTCTCTGCCAATGGTGATGATACAGTTAGGAGACTTATACAACAGGCTGCACCTCAGATTGCTCAGATGACTAAATCTTCAATGTTAAATGATCGTCGTCGTGGTGGTCAAACTAAATCTGTATTCGGGTAAGGAATAACTATGGCAATCACATATCCGTTAGCTACACCAACATCTATTGGTATTGAGAGTATTGAGATACGGGCTGCTAATGCTGTAGCTACATCTCAATCTCCCTTTACCTACAAACAGCAGGTCATATCTCACCAAGGTCAATCGTGGTCAGCTTCAGTTACTATAGCACCTTCTCACCGTGACTTAGCTGCACCTTGGAAAGCAATGCTGCTATCCCTTAAGGGACCTTTTGGTACATTCCTACTAGGTGACCCTGACTATGCTACACCTCAAGGCACTGTAAGCTCTTGTGTACTCAGTGGCACTGCTGGTGATGAGACTGCAACTGTAGTTATGACAGGCTCTCTACTAGCTGGCGATTACATTCAATTAGGTGCAGGTGCATCTGCTAAACTACACCAAGTACTAGCAGATCAAACTGGTGATGGTAGCTTAGAGATATGGCCGAAACTTAGGGCTAACTATACTAGCTCTACAGTTGTATTTAGTAACCCTAAAGGTGTCTTTAGATTATCTAATAATACAACTTCATACTCAATCAACAGTACATCTGTCTATGGTATCTCTTTTGATGCTGTAGAAGTAATTATATAAAGGCACTAGTATCATGACTGACAAGAAAATAACTGAGCTTAATATCCTTACTGGTGCTAATCTAGTTGATGCTGATGAGTTTGTTGTAGTAGATATCTCAGCAGACGAAACTAAGGCTATTACCGCTGGACAGCTTAAGACTGTTTTCCTGCCTATTGCTGGCGGTACAATGACGGGCAATCTTGATGTAATTGGTGATGTATCTGCAACTGGCGCACTCATTGGCCATGACAGTGTGCGTAATACAGCGAACGCTACTTTGGGTGCAGCTATGGGTCTGGGTAAAGTGTTCTGGATGGAGGGCCTAGCTTACGTTAACGAGACAGGTGGAACCGCTTGTGACGATATTAGTGTATCTAATGTTTCGCCCTACGGCACAGGCTCCCCTTACCACTTCGGACCCGCGCTAGATGGTAATCTTGACATTGCAGTAACTTCCGCGACCAACGACTCCGCTGCCTTTGCACGGTTCTGGTTGTGGCTTGCAAGTGGCAACGGCCATACAGGGCATTTGCCCGAAGGTAAAACTGCGCGATGCGACTCCAAGGTTCCATCATTGTCTGGCAATTACACCCTGACAGGCGGACCGTTTGTATTTGACCAGCGCAACTTGCCGAACGCGGATGGCGATCCTGATGGCGGTTCTATTGTGCCCCACTCTGGCTCTGTTTCTGCCACGGTCGCTATCAGCAGCATCACACCTGTAGTTGATGGTAATGGCAAGGAGATTGTCACGGTTGTGACTGGCGCAGCTCACGGCTTGGCTGTTGGCGATGACATTAAGCTGTCGTCTGATGACCTTGTAGATATTGGATACAACTCGCTGGAAACACGCGGGCAGATGTCGCGTGTTCGCTCCGTTACGAGCGCCACCACGTTCATTATTGAAGAGCAGCTATTCCAAACACTCACAACGAACCCCGTGCTGACCAAGTATAACTGGCTTGAGAATATCCTATGGGATTGTGATGTGACGTTCTACGGGCCGGGTCGTCGCGCTGGCGCAGATACAAACAATCTTGAAATAAGCTACAATGGTCCGTCGTTCACGTCTGGTAGACGCATTCAGATCAATAACGTCAAAACTAAATTCATTGATTATCAGTCAATTGTTTTTGATGATTGCATTGACTACGGGACTGAAGGTTGTTTTGGTGAAGTCACGCGAGTTGACAACCCTAACAGCACTGGTGCTATTCAGTATTTTCTTACGGACAAGAACGCATGTACGCGAGGCCACCATAACAACTGGTCATCGGTTGGATACCGTCATGCTTATGACCATACCTCTGGTAGCAATGCAGGAGTAGGTCGCGACATCCTAATCGAGAACTACAACATTGTTGGCACATGGCGCAGCGCGATTGCTATGCACGGCAGCGCGTTCAACTGCCGCGTGGGTAGTGGTAAGATTAATAACTGCTACGACGGTATCGACGTGCGTGCTAGAGGCTGGACAATCAGCGGCAAGATTGAGATGGAGCGCGTCCGTTCAATGGTGCTTCTCAGTGATAACGCTTTTGCAACACAAATTCGTGGGCTGCGCGGCAAGGACGTTCGGCGGGTCGTGTCTCTCGCTGATACCAACGTGCTTATTGGCATACCTGAGTTCGGGGAACTGGACATTGCAGACGTATCTGTTGACGGTTGCGCACTGAACGCGATTGATATCGACACCACTAGCATCCCTATTTTCACGGAAGCGGATAGCGAGGTTCAGTCCGGCACAACCACTTCGATGGTCACTGGAGACTTAAACCTTTACACAATAGTCCTGAATGGCACTCTCTACACATCTGGCAAAAAAATATCGCCGTTCGACACGTTGGTGCAGGCTGTCACAGGTGCCACGGCTTATGTGAGCAACGTCAGCGGATCGACCCTTATTTTGCAGCGTGTTACTGGTGCGTGGGACGAGACAAACGAGCTGATTATTGTTGCGTCACCCTCTAACCTTCCGTTGGGCAGTAACTCTGTCCCTAAAGCCCCTATGGTAGCAATCACCAACTACAACAACTCAGGTATGCTGACCGGAGGGGAACTCACAGTTGACCCTGATGGCGGGGAGGTAGGCGTAGAGGTTATCCGCACGGTGACGCAGGTTTACGACGCTGGCCTGAACACAAACACATTTAGCTGGCCTACGGCTATAGGCACGCCTGTCAACGCAAACGCAACCTACCACCTGCGCACGCTGATTGATGGTGTTAAAATAACAGACATTAACGTCCGCAATGGCCTTGGTCGTGCTGTACAGCTAGCGGGCAACTTCCGCAGCCCTGTCATTACAAACGTCACGGATAGCAGCGACAGCAGTTCAACGCTTGCGCCTGTATGGTTGCGGGCTGTTGGTGGCAACTTTACCCGCAGCGCCGAAATGCGCGACATCACAACTCGCAATCGCGTAGGACCACAGATTGATGCAGCTAACACTGGAACGCGGATCAACGGGGACTTTGCGGATAGAGCAACGGCTGTTGAGTATCTATCAGATGGGTTCATTGCAGACGGTGAGCATTTCTACGCTGGAGACCTTGCGTTTGTTGGGTCTGCTAGCGCGACTGACATTGCAGACATGGACGGGGTGGTTCCTGACGGTGATGTCTACCCTGACCACTTCGGCGGCGGTGACGGTATTGAAAGTGCGGCAGCTATCAACGCTGCAACCTTGTATCTGTCGAGTCTTGGGGCCGGAACACTCCACTTCAATGACGAAAGCACCTACTTGATGGAAGCCACCGCACTAGCTCGTCCTAGGATTACTTGGAGAGGTAAGGCGACGATCAAACGCAAAGACGCATCTGATGTGTTCAGCATGGTTACGCTAGGCGCAGAAGGTGACGACTTTGGTTTCTTCGGGATGACCTTTGATGGAAACCGCGCTAACCAAAGCAACACAGCAGCAGTTCAAAACGTCTTTGACTTAGACAGTGCTTCAACTACCAACGTGCCAAACAGCAATGACTTTGTTATGAGGGGTTGCAAGGTCATCAACTATAGCTTCGGTGGGCATGGACTGCATATCAAAGGGTTCTCTAACGTTGATGTAGACAGCAACTACTTCAATGATGGTGGAGCTACGACGATCTATCAAGCAATTTACTTACGTCGTGTCGGTAGCGTCAACGTACTCAACAACCGCTTCGGCCCCCTCGTCCTTGGGCAGAACATTAAAGTTCAGTCTATTGGAAACGGCGACTTTGTAACTGTGCGCGGGAACAAGGGAAAAGCAGGTAATCGCATGGTCCACCTGTCAGATTGCTCGTACTATGACATCGACGGTAACACCTGCATTCGGCCCGCCACTATCAGCGACACAGCGTCTTCGGGAATCGTTGTCATCCAAGATGCGGATACAGGCAACGAGTTCTTTGGCAAAATTCGTGGCAACATCATAGGCGGATACAGCCGTTCGTGCCTGAGAATTGACAGTCAGATTGGTGTCGAAGTTTCTGGCAACACGTGGCTGGATGCGCCAATTCTTGTGGAAGCACGGAACGTACAGCGGGTGCAGTTCTTTGGGAACCGACTTGAAGTGAACCGCCTAGCAAACCTTGTCGGTGACGGTGCGGGTGGCTGGCTTGCTGAGGGCGCAATTAACGTAAAAGCATACTCCTTTTCAATGGGAGCAACCGCACCAGCGGGCATCGTCATTGAAGACACATCATCTCGCTTTTCTCCAAGTCTTTCACCCGCAAGTGACATTGCGCTTCATACAGACGTGACCGTGACCAGTGGAGACATCACTTTCCACGGCAATCAAAACCAAGTCTTTTCTGACTGGACAACAAAGTCATCGGAAGACAACGCGACTGCGTTACTATTCGACACGTATTGGGGAACGTCAACCCCGACTTATGTTCCTGCAACGGGAGCTTTTGGTTCGATCACTTACGACTTCCAAGAGTTGACCTACATCTACGATAGAATAGCTGGCATGGTGCAGGTCTGGGGAGCAATCCGGTCTGACGCAGTTACAGTTGGCACCGCATCCGGAGCAGTCAGCATAAGCCTTCCTTACACTGCATCTGGCGACATAACTAGGCGAGGGTATCCCGCCACCATTCTCGCACAAGACTGGACCAACAACCCTAACACAGCAATAGTGACGACAGGCGCGGCAACATTAGAGATTCAACGGCAGGCGACGCATGGTGTGAATTGGACAAACGTAACTGCGGCAGACATGGCAACGGGTACTAACGCAAATGAACTAATGTTCTCCGCGACGTATCCGGTGGCATAATTATAGGCGGCACTTTCTGGTGACAATAATTAAAAACAGTGACTAAAGCATAGCCTAAACACTTACCCACATACGCACAAGGATTGCCATAAATGAGCAGAGACTTATCCCTATCAACAATAGAAAATGTAAATGCTGATGTAGTAGAACCTTTCTTTGCAGTTGAAATGCTATTTGATAGTAACCTTGTGCGTATGTGGACTGGTGTAGGTACACTAGTATTAGTTGATGGTACTGAATGGATTGGTTCTGGCAGTCTACTAAACATATCTACTATTGAAGAGACACAAGATATGTCTGTTAAGGGCGCTAATATATCCCTAAGTGGCATTCCATCAGAACTTCTCAGTCTAGCCCTCGCAGAACCATATCAAGGGCGTGTATGTAACATCTACTTTGGTACTTTCTCTTCTGGTGATCTATTGCAAGAGACAGGGAGTTACATACTACTACAAGATGGCAGCAAGATAAGTGTACAATCATCTGAATCTGGATTTAATATCTTATTCTCAGGATACATGGACCAGATGAATATAGTAGAGGCTTCTGATACTGCTACTATTGAGATGCTTGTAGAGAATAAACTAATTGACTTAGAAAGAGCTAGGGTTGCTAGATTTACATCTGGTTATCAAAAGTCTCTGTACCCTAATGACAAAGGCTTAGACTTCATAGAGGACCTACAAGACAAGAAGATACCTTGGGGCAGAAAGAGTGAATAATGATTACCTACAAACAAGAGCTATTAAGCCTAGCTGAAGATGAAGTCACTCCCTTAGCTGTACTTGAGTGGGAGGAGTCAGGACACCCTACTGAAGACCTTAATATAGCTTGGGAAGACTACTTTAGACTAGAGGATCACGGTCAACTCAAGTTCTTCACAGCTAGAGATAATAAGCTACTAGTTGGATACTTTGTTGTATTAATCACAGCACCATTTACATCTAAGCATTCCCCTATTGGATACTATGAAGCTGTCTATGTACACAAGGACTATCGTAAGTCTACTGTAGCTAAGAGGTTGTTTAGGTTTGTAGAGGGTTGCATGAAAGAAGACAGTATCTATAGGGTAGCTGCTTCCTCCTCTAGTAAGAACCCTATTGGTAAGTTCCTCACTCGTATGGGCTACAATGAAATAGAAACTAAGTACGAGAAGGTATTATAATATGGTCATAGTCAGCGGATTTATTGCAACGGGTCTAATAGTCGCTGGGTACGCGGGTATTACTGTGACTACCCTTGGAGCCTTTGCCATTGGCCTAGCTACAACTGTTGTACTTGGTGCAGCCTCACGCGCTCTTATGCCTAAGCCCTCCTTCAGTCAGAGTAACCGTGGCTATCAAACTACGGCATTAGGTTCAGCATTAGACCATCAGATCATCTATGGTAAAATGCGAGTTGGTGGCGCACGTATCTATGATGAAGCTACTGGAGAGAACAACAAATTCCTACATAGGATCGTTGCTGTAGCTGGCCATGAGATTGAATCCTTTGATGATATCTATATTGATGATGAGGTAGTAACTCTTGATGGTACAGGTAATGTAACCTCCCCTGCTCATTATGATGGTAAGGTTCGTATCCTAACTCACTTAGGTTCACCGGATCAAGTAGCAGATGCAACACTAGTATCTGAGTCTGGCAAATGGACTAATGAACATAGGCTTCGTGGTATTGCCTATATGTATATTCGTCTACAGTTTGATGCAGATACATTCCCTAATGGTATACCTGAGATTACTTCTACTGTTAGTGGTAAGAAGGTTTATGACCCACGTACATCAACTACAGCTTGGTCAGATAACTCTGCACTATGCCTTAGAGACTACCTATTGGCTAACTATGGATTAGCTGAAGAAGTTGCTAACATTGATGATACTCTAGCTATTGCTGCTGCTAATGTTTGTGACCAGACTAACACTATCGCTGGTACTACTCGTTATACTTGCAATGGTGCTTTCACTACAGCCTCTAC